CATAACCAGTTTCGTTAGTTATGAATGTGTCTTGTTTTGGAAATATAAATGTGTGCATACTCTAATATAAAAATATAAGTATGAAATTTATAAGACTTTTAATGATAAATTTATTAAATTACTGCACCTCTGATATCATTATCTGGATATTTGACTTCAAATACTGACGGATCTAATGATGGATATATAATCTTATTGTGTGTTGCTTCAAATAAATTGTATTCATGTGGTGAATATTCACCATCATTTTGAGTAAGATTTTTAAATGTTACTTCCGCAACAGATTGTACTCCTTCAATTTTAGCTAATTCCAATTCAAATTGATTAATGTTGATTGGTTGATTAAAATACCACTTATCAATATTAAAGAAATCTTTGGCCTTTTGAAGACATTGATCCAAAACTTCTTTTTTATTGAAATTATTATAAACTAAAATCTTAAAATCAACACCGATGTTAATAATATAACCGTCAATTATATTAACACTATCTGATATAATCTTATATTTTTGTAAATATTGTCTAATGTTGTATACCAACGCTTCGTTGGTTTGTGTCAAATTTTTGTTTGAATTGTAACTCAAAACATATAAATTCAAACTAAATGGATTTGATACATCGAAATTTACTTTTCTATAATTATTTTCCAAACTATTATTGATTAAAGTTGTTTGATTTTCGTTGTTTACAAATCCACTTAATAATGTTTGATTTGTTGAAATTGATAAATCAGAATTTGGAATTACCATTACTTTTGCAATAGAACCAAATCTTGGTGGTATTGAATATACTCTAGAAACATAATCATCTACTGTTACTGTTCTATTTTGTGAACCAAAATTAGCCAAAGCATTTTGTCTTATTTCTTCTACACTTTCTTCATTTTGTCCACCAACTGCAGGATTTGGATTAGATATTCTCAATGAATTTTTAACTGTAGTTAATAAAGAATTTTGAGACGGAGTTAAACCTGTAGTATCATTAAGATATGTTACTGAAGATATATTTTTGATGGTATCAGATGGAGAATTTGATAATATTCCGCCACCAACCAAATATTGTACAGTCAATACCGTATTAGAAGGTGCTTGTCCAAATGTTTCTGAATTTAACAATTTACTGGTATCATAATTTAAATTCAAATTATTGATATTTTGCAATCCTACACCAACCAATTCGGAATTTGGATAAATTACTTCGTCAGAAGTCGCATCTGTACCAGCACCAAATTCAAGATATGTTACATTATTTGCAGTAACATTTGTCACAAACTTTCTAGATGTTTTAAAACTTTTAATTAACTTTGGAACTTCGGCTGAATATTGAACATAAGTATTATTAGTAAAATCCGTATTTTCAGTTTCGGTAAAGATTAAATCTTGAGCCAAATAATCAACTTCATACCACTTATTATTATCACTGTCTCTTACATCAATTATATCAATAACATTAAGTTCAGAAAATGATATTTTATAAAATGGTACTGCAGTTCCTACTGTAAATGATTTAGTTGTAATTTTACCTGCAATTACTTTTACTGATTTCTTTAATAAGAAAAATTGTGGTACACCATAATTATCTCTTGAATATACAGTTACTTCTCTAGGAGAAAATTTACTATCAAGAGAAAAATCAACAGGATCAGTTGTAATGAAACTTACACCACTTTCATTTGACACTTCCATATACTCTCTTATTTTAAGAGCATAGTTGTTATCCGGAATGTAATTATTATTAGAATCTTTAGTAGATGGAATTAATTGATATAAATCAATGTTTGTAGTAGCAGATTTAGTTGGTTTTGTTTTATATCCAAGATAGTTTGCTAATGCAAGAACATTCTTTCTTTCTTCTGCATATGGCATTAAACTTTCTTTAAATTGATAATCAGTATAATATGATAGAACATCTCCTATGTAAGATGCCATTTCAATAAACATCATACCAGGAGATGCTTCACTAAAATCTTTATATGTTCTTGGAAAGTATGTTTTTGAATACTCAATTAAAGATGATTTAAAAGAAGAAAAGTCTCTATTAAGATACTTAATTTCTCTACGGGAACTATTAAAAGACTTTTGTATAATGTCTGCCATAATTATATATTATTTTGACTAATTCTCAAACTAACAGTATCAGTTTGATTATTAATCGTAAATTGTATTTTTATATATAATATATAACTATCTGTAAGTTTATTTTTTTCTTGATTTGCTATATTAATATCCACTTTATTTACTGTTACGCCTGGCACATAATTTTTAACTTCATCAGTTATAATCTGTTTTATTATATCAGGAGATTCATCTATATTTTGTTCAAATAGATATTCTTGTAAACCAGATCCAAAATTAGGATTCATCCGTCTTTCCCCTTTTTTGGTTCTCAACAAATTAGTAATATTGGCTTTTACCTGAGTTAAAGTATCATAACTCTGTTGAAAATATCCATTTTTACCAATCTGAAATGGTAATGTAAGTCCTATTGGATTCATATTATCCCATTGATACCATACCAGAACCTAAAGTTCCATGTTGTTTCTTTTTATCTACAGCTTTCATTAAACTTCTAAAATCTCTATTAAGAACATTCATTACTTTACCTTGTTCTTCAGTTACAGGAGCAGCTTGTTGTGGTGTTTCAACTGATTCATTCATCCTCATACCTGCAAATGCTTGTGATTTAAAAGATGAATCAAGTCCAGCCATTGAACCTTCACTTGGTATTTTTACAACAGTTTGATTCAAAATTTCATTTAAAACTGGATTACTTGAATATTTCTTAATTTCTTTTGGTTTTTGAACTGATTCTTTAACTACATTTTTAGTTAAATTTGTTGGTTCAGTAGATTGAATTACACTTGATTGATTTCCTGACAATATCTCTGTCAATACTTTTGGAATTAAAGTAGGTAATGTTTTATTTAACTCTTCTTTAATTACAGATCTAATTAGTTCTTTTAATTCATTGCTTTTCATACTCTATATAATTATCATTAAATATTACCTATTGTATTATTTATTTTGTTATTTATTGAAGATGGATCAGGTAATTTTGGTATTTTTACAACTTTTACACGTTTACCTATTGTTTGTTTAAGTTTAGATTGGGTCTGAATGCCTACTTTCTTTCCCGTATATTTACCAACACTTGAACCCACACTTCCTAAATTTGATCCTATAGTATTTGCTATTTTATTTGTAGGTAAATATCCACCAATAGTAGATCCGAATTTAGAACCAACTGATTCTCCCACTTTTGATCCTACATAACCACCTACTTTTTCACCTACACTACTGTCTAAGACGGTGTTTATAACATTTCCTACTTTTTCATTTACTACAATTGATTTATCCTCTACTTTTCCAATTATGTCTAATGGTTTAGATCCAACATTTCCAATAACTGAAGCGGTTTTATCTGTAACTTTTTCTGTAATGGACGTAACTTTATCTGTTACTTTTCCTGTAAAACGATCTACATTTTTATTTGTTATATTATTTGCATCAAAATTATAAGGACTATAATCTGGTACGTTTACTAAACCATCTGTTTTTTCTGAAATTGTATCAGAAACCATACCAACTTTTGACGTAATTCCATTTGTTACATTTTCTGTTTTATTTAAAATGTTACCTGCAATATCGGTTGTTTTACTTATAACACCACCTGTTACACTATCAACTTTTGATGTAACATTACCTACAACACCATAAACTTTAGATGCGGCATTTCCTAAAATACCAGTATCAACACCACTTAAAACATCTTTTGAAAAATTGCCAACTCCTTGTATTGTTCCGCCAACAAAATTACCAGCCGTATCACCAATTGAAAGTTGTGTTTTTGATGCAAATTTATCTATTGAACCACCCACTTTACTTGAAACATCAGATTTTAACGCAGTAACAAATTTCAAACCATTAGATCCTTCAGTTGGAGGACCAGGTAAAGCAGGATCAATATCAACAAATGATTTTAATTTATTAATCATAATTAACTTTCTTCATATTGTACTTCTACTGGACCTTCCCGTCTTACTTTTCCTTTAAATATACCCGGTAATCCTTGACCTGATACTATATTCACTGATATTGGAGCAGTTGCATTTTTGAATCCTTCAGGAGTTACTCCATCTACGCCTGGAGCATATCCGCCACCTGTAACAAATACCCGTCTACTCATTAATTTATCAAGATTGTCTCTTAAAAACTTCAATTGTTGATCTTGAACTGATTCTTGAGTTTTATTTGGATTTGCATTGCCAGTCTTTGGATGTGTGTGATTATACCAATGAACGTGATTTAATAACCAATTACATAAATCGTATAACCAATCCACAGTAGTTTGACCCAATAATACTGGTTCATTGGTTTGACCATATTGTCCCAAATAAATGGCAGGACTATTAAATACAGTTTTATTGTTTGTAGTCATAACAATTTGATCATGTGCATCAACTGTATATTCACTGTCAGTTACAATTCCATATCTTTCTTTTGAAAAATGTAGTGTTTCTCCGAATCTACTGCTTAAAATCAATCTATCTGTATTAATTACAATTTGATCTCCCTTTAAATTTTCTATATCAAAATTAAAAGCAGTAGAACCAATTGGAGAAAATAATGGTTGTTCTTCTTTTCCCTGTTGAAATATGGATTTATAACATGTTGTTCTCCATTTAGATTTAGTCAATCCAGAAGTGATATGAATAGAACTGCCATCGTGATTTATATCTTCATCAATTAATCCCCCAGCATTTTTTTGCGAATCTATAATTGCTGGAATAGGTGGAAGTTTTGAATTATCTGAAATAGGTTTATCCAATGATAATTTTCTTTGTCTATTTCTAATCAACACCATCGGGTTTCCACAACCTTCATTTGATTTATTTACAGTAGGATCACCTTTATAATCAGAATAAAAACCTTTATCATTTTCTCTTATATTATCATAAGCACTAAAACGAATTGATTGTCCATGACGACTTTCAAGTACTGTATCCCCTTCATATCTTCTCAATTTTCTAATTTTAGAATTTGCTAAGAAATAAGCACCAAGTACTCCTTTTACTTGATTATTTGAAATTTTTTTAAATGAATTTAATGATACTGGACCTTCAACCGATTCTGTTTTCAATCCATCTTCCGATACTAAATCTTTATTTCCATCATTATTACCATAAAATTTTTCAAGACGAAAATTAGATTCTTGATTAATAAATCCATTTAAATTTAATTTTCTTGTATAGAACAATTTATCTAAATACTTTACAACAATTACAACTTCATTTAATAGTGGATATTCTACTATACCAGTTGATTCCATCGGAAATGCCCATGATAACTTTTCTTTTTCCAATCCTTGTTGTGAAAAACACAATCTTACTCTACACGCACCTATATAACTATAATCTATATCTTTTTGGTTAGGCAATTCATTTTTATAGTTTGCTGGAATATTTCTAATATCCACCAAATGTCTTTTATTTACTATTTCAGAATGAGTTTCATCCAAGATTACATCCAATACGATTGCAGGCTCTAATTCATAAAATTCATTCGTGGAATTAGTATTACTTGTTTGATTTCCAACAGATAATCCAATATTGTTTAATTGTCCAAAACTAATTGGAGAGGATTTAATATTAAAATATGGCATATTATTTCTTAATTTCTATTGGAGTATTCATTGTTTCGGTGATTTTCCCAACTTCAGCCATTAACTGTTGTCTTTCTTCTTCTGATAATCCACCTACTTCTTCAGCACCTTTATTATCATTGCTCACTAATCTTTGTACTATTGCTGCTAATTTCACTAATTGTTCATCGTTCCTTACACTTACATCCAAGTAATCTTTAATGAGAGGAACGATGACAATAGCATCATTTGGTGTTTTAATCATACTTCTTAAATCAGATACTAAGATATCAATTTGATCTTTTTTCTGTTCAGAATTGATTACAACATCTTTAAGTAAGTTTGAATATTTCTTACCTTTATATAATTCAAAATCTAAATCCATACCTATAAATAGATATGGATTTGAATAATTACACTATCAATTTAATTTACCTCTATCTAAATAAGATTGA